AATCTGGATGATTTGCTCACCCAGAGGCCGGGCGGTGTAGTCAGGGTTAAATCACCCAATGCTATTATGCCCCTGCCGACACCCCCGCTAGAGTCCTACTCGTTTGAAATGCTGGAATACTTGGACAGCATACGGGAAGCCAGAGCTGGGGTTAGCAAGCACACTCAGGGATTGAGCGCAGACGCATTAACCTCCCACACCACGGCAACTGCTGTAAATGCTGTAATGACAGCCGCGCAGAGTAGGATGGAACTGATTGCGAGAAACTTTGCTGAAACTGGTGTGAAGACACTGATGCAGTACATCTATGAACTACTCCAGAAGAACCAAGACAAGGAGCGAGTTGTCCAACTGCGTAATGAGTGGGTAGAAGTCCGCCCAGACATGTGGCGAGACAAGATGGATTGTACTGTTTCTGTTGGTATAGGGCAGGGTAATAAAGACCAGCAGCTCATGCACCTTTCCTCTCTCATGCAGTTTGCTTCAGAGTCCTTGAGTGGTGGTTTGAGTATCGTCAACGAACAGAACATGTACAACATAGGGACTGCGATGCTCAGAAATATGGGCTTCCAGAATGTAGATGACTACCTTACCAACCCAGAGGATATACCACCTGAACCAGAAGGCCCAACGCCTGAAGAGGAAGCAGCTCAGGCAGAACTTGACCTGAAGCGCAAGGAGCTTGACATTAAAGCAGCAGATATACAGCTCAAGCTAATGAAGCTCAAGCAGGAAGGCGCTAAATCAGCGGTAGACGCACAACTTAAAGTAGAGGAGTTAAACCTTGAGCGTGAGCAGAATCGCGCCGTGGCTATAGGAGCAACGTGAACGACGAACTAAGAGAGGAAAAAGCCAAGCGCCTCCTCAATGACCCGCTTCTCAAAGAAGCATTTGAAACACTAAAAACAGACTTAATGGTTCGCTGGGAATCCAGCGGATCGAATGAAATCGAAGCCAGAGAATCTATCTGGCTTGCGATGAGACTGCTTGACAAGGTTCATAGCCACCTAGCTTCCATAGTGGAAACTGGGCATATGAACAAGATCATGGACAAGCAACACCCATTCATTTAAGAGGAATTAATCATGGCGGATACGCAAGAAGCCCCGCAGACAGCAGTACCTGATGGAAACGCGCAAGAAGGTAGTTTAATAGAAGCGCAAAACGCACTACTGAAGTTGCAGGAACCTGTAGAGGAAACACCTGAAACTGAGGAAGAGCAACCTACAGAAGAGGAAGAGTCTCAACCCGAAGGGGAAGACGAATCATTGGAAGAGGAGCCTGAGTCGGAGGAACTCGAAGAGGGGGACGAAGACGAGGGCGACGAGAGTCGCGCAGTAGAAGGAGAGGACTTATATGCCGTCACCGTAAATGGTGAGGAACATACAATACCCCTTGACGAACTACTGAAAGGGTATTCGCGACAATCGGACTACACCCGAAAAACCCAAGAACTGTCTGAACAACGAAGAAATATGGATGCTGCCCAAAACCAATGGCAGGCTGAAATACAACAGATTCAGGCGGAACGACAGGGGTACATGACGGCTTTACAATCTGTGATGGACAATTCGCTCGGCGCGATGGATCAATTTGCGGATGTTAATTGGGAACAACTCAAGAGTGATAACCCGCTCGAATATATAACCAAGCGGGATGAATTCAGAGAAGCTCAAGAAAACGTACGCGCTATTCAATATCGTCAGCAGGAAGCGGCTCAAAGACATCAAGCAGAGATGGAAAGAACGCATGGGATGGTTCTCCAAGAGGAGCATGGAAAACTGGTAAATGCACTCCCAGAGTGGGGTGAGCCAGCAAAGAGACAAGCTCTAGGCGGGGAACTAAGAGAGTATGCCGTATCTCAGGGGTATTCACCCCAAGAAATGGAAGCTCTTCTCGATCATCGACACTTCATTACGCTATACAAGGCAATGAGGTTCGATAAGGCGTCGTCACCATCTGTTAAACAGAAGAAGGTCAAGAATAAGCCTAGAGTGATCCGCGCAGGGTCACCCAGAGGCAAGTCTGACGAATCAAAGTCGAAACGTACCAAATCAATGAAACGTCTAAGGCAGACAGGCCACATTGATGATGCGGCTGCTGCTTTAGAGCAACTATTAGGAGAGTAACTAATGGCAATTGCTAGTAATACGTCACTAACTTATAGTTCTGTGGCGATCCGCGAGGATTTGTCTGACGTGATCTACAATATCGCTCCTATGGATACACCCTTTATGTCAGGTTGTTCAAAAACAACTGCTGACAACACATTCTTTGAATGGCAAACAGACTCAATTACTGCTGGCGCTGCTAACAGAAAGATTGAGGGCGACGATAATATCGGTGCCGATGCTAGGGTGCTTCCTGTGCGACTTGGAAATTACACACAGATAAGTCAGTATGTAAACCAGACTTCCGGTACGGATCAGGTAATGAACTATGCCGGGCATGGCAAAAACCAAGCCTACCAGTTGGCTAAAAATGGCAAACGTATGAAGAGAGACATGGAATCCATGCTCACTCAAAACATTGTACGTAATGCTGGTGATGCTACTGAAGCACGAGCAACCGCAGGTATTCCTGCATGGTTAGCTACCAGTCATGTTGCGGGTGGTTCCGGTGGTAGTGCAAGTGCTGGTAGTCTCGGCACGACCGCGATGGTAAACAACACATCCACGGCAGCGGCTTCAGAAGTCAACATCAAAGCAGTTATTAAGAAATGCTATGATGCTGGCGGTAGCCCTGACATGATGCTTGTTCCATCAAATGTAAAGCAGACTATCTCTGCTCTGTCTCAGTCGGTATCTGAACTCCGTACCGCTGCTAACAAGGAAGCTCCGGCTTCTGTTGTGGCGGCTGTTGACATCTACGTCAGCGATTTCGGCACGTTCAAAATTGTACCAGACCGAAACTTAGCTGCTGATGGTCCGGGTTCTGTTGCTGCAAACATCTTCTTTTTGGACATGGATTATTGGGCCATAGCTTGGCTACGTCCTTTCAATACAGTTGATCTTGCGAAGACAGGCGACTCTGTAAAACAGTTGCTAGTTGCTGAATACGGCCTCGTTTCAAAGAACGAAGCCTCAAGCGGCATTCTCGCATCTGTGAGCTAACAAGGTTGGGGCGGGGAAACCCGCCCCTTTCTTTAGGAGAAAATTTATGGTAGCACCAAGACGACGCCCTTCAGTGGGCAAACCAACGCGGCCCAAACGTCCGCCAGCAAGGCCCGGTAGGGGTGGTAATATTGCTCGGCCAACACGACCCGGCAGACCAACCCGGCCCGGCAGACCAACACGGCCCGGAAAACCCGGACGACCGCCTAGAAAACCCGGTGGACCCGGTGGTATCTCGACGGGACGACCCGGTAGGGGCGGTGGTTTGGGTGGCGGACGCGTACAACGTGACCCCCGAAGACCTACAAGACCCGGAAGAGGTGGAATTTCCGCCGGGAGAGGTAAGGTAGCCAAACCTCGTAGACGAAGGACAATGTACTAGCCGATGAGTAAGGGTAAGAAAACAACTAAGTCGAAGAAGACCAAAGCCACACCTAAGCACAAAACTCCCGGCGAGTGGCTTAGGGAGGCATACGTAACTAACGACCCCAAAGATGGAGCGCCTAAAGTGGCGGATATAGGTTATGTCATCTAAATTTATCCTTGATAGTGACGGTGTTCGTAGCACTGAGATGCAGTTTGACCAAACTGACAATACCTTTAACTTCAAGACTACGCAAAATGCTACTCCCATACTTGACGACAACAAGGCGAAGTACAATGCTTACGGGGATAAACTCTCTCTTGGTAAACGGGGAGAATGGCATCATGCTGCGTCTATCCCAATTACTATATGGGAGAAGTGGATGAAGGACTCCAATGGTGAGGTGGCAAAGGACTCAAAACTTCTAGCCGCCTACATCAATAATCCAGACTATAAGTATTTCAAAGTAGCCCCGACCAACATATAAGGTAAAAAGATATGATTGACCTAAGTAACATTTTAAGACCTCAAGCTACAACCCACACATTAAGCGCGACTACTTCCAGTGGTGCCACCGCGACATCTGCATTTGCGCCCCAAATACAGGCAGTTATGGTGACTGCAACTGCTGCCTGTTTCGTGGCTTTTGGTGCATCGCCCACTGCTGCAACAACTTCAACATACATTGCAGCGGACACCCCGTATTTGTTCCTAGTAAATGGTTCAGATAAGTGCGCGGCAATTACTGGAACAGGTACAGCATCGGTCTACATCACTGAAATGAGTAGATGAAGCAAGTCGCTATTGTAGGGCTTTCTCCATCGACTCACGATGATGCTCCTTACACCGACCCTGATTGGGAGGTGTGGGGCTTGCCGTGGGATAATGGAAGGTTTCCCTACTTTGATAGGCTCTTTGACGTACACCCACTAGAGTGTATAAAGGAGGCTATTCCATCCTTTTATCCACCTAATTACCTAACTAGGTTGCGTGAATTAGATGTGCCTTTGTACATGCAGGAAGCCTATGACGAGATACCTAACTCGACGGAATACCCACTAGGGGCGGTGTCTGAGCTTGTTGGCGACTACTACAATTCTTCCATAGCCTACATGCTAGGGTTAGCAATCTACGAGGGTTATGACAAGATAGCCTTGTGGGGTGTTGATCTTATCGGTCAGGGTGGTTGGGGCCATGCCGATGAGTACATGGATGAACGACCCAACGTGGAATACTTACTGGGATTTGCTCGTGGCAAGGGAATAGATGTATGGTTGCCTGAGGTATGTCCCCTCCTTAAATTCGCCGGGCGGTTCCCTCTTGGGCGAGTTATACCGCATTATGGAAAGCGATATGGGTTTCTAAAAGAGCCTAATGACTTCTCCTACCTAACCCCTCCACCACCTGACTGGAAAGGTCATTCAAAGCCACCGGAATATAGAAAATGGCAATAAGCACTTATTCAGAATTACAAACGGCTATAGCCAACTGGTTAGACAGGGATGATCTAACGGACAGGATACCTGAATTTATTGTCTTAGCTGAGGCTAGAATGAACAGGGTCTTGCGTCTACGGCTTATGGAGAACAAGTACACAGCTTCAACAGTAGCCGCACAAAGAAACTACGCCTTACCTACAGGGTATATACAGATGCGTAATTTCCAAGTTAATACCTCTCCCGTAACCCCCCTACAGTATGTAACTCCTGAAATATATGACAGGCTGTATGGTAGCACCAGCACCGGAACCCCACAATTCTACACTATTATCGCTGGGGAACTTCAGTTGGGGCCAATACCGGGTTCAGTTATGACCCTTGAGATGCTCTTCTACAAGAAGATTGCTGCTTTAACTACCCTTAACCCCACTGAGACTATGCTAACTGATAACCCCGACGTTTACCTATACGGGGCGCTGATGGAAGCAGAGCCGTTCATTATGAATGATGCGCGTGTCCAACTTTGGCATCAAGGGTTTGAGCAAGCTGTAGCCAATCTACAAGAACAGGATAACAAGGATCGTCACTCAGGCTCTGCATTGAGAGTGATGAATACGAGTGGCTACTATTGACAGCCCCCATTACATGGGCGC